AGTAGAGGACATTGCCTCTAACGAGCGTATCGCAATGATGCAAATGGCACGTAAAGCAAATAATTTACAATAAAGTGTTACAAAAGGGTTGACAAAGTCATTAAAGTACTATACAGTACACCCTTATTAACTATTAGGTTCTCCTAACATGGATAAAGAACTAAACGCTCAGAAAGAGCTTGAACGATTTTACGAGGATGCTTTCTCAATGATGTCCACTCAAGGGTGGAAAGATCTGATGGAAGACATCGAGCGTGTAAAGAATAGCTACGACAAACTATCTGCTGTCACGGAAACACACCCATTAGACTTTCGTCGTGGACAGCTGGATATTTTGAACTGGTTATACGGCCTGAAAGGGCTGTACGAGAAGGCATGGGAAGAGATTCAAATGCAAGAAGAGGGGTCACTTTAAATGGCTCGTCGTATGTTTGAATTCTTATGTGCTAACTCACACCGTACTGAGTCTTTAGTTGACGACAGTGTTACACACCTGCATTGCAGTAAATGTGGAGCTGAAGCCGCAAAGATTATCAGTGCAATCCGATTGAATCTAGAAGGTTGTTCTGGCTCTTTCCCGACTGCCGCAGATTCATGGGTTCGTAAGCGAGCTGAAAAGCTTGCCCAAGAACAAAAGGCAAACTCATAAGCTGTAACAGGCCGAGTTTATTTTATAAAGACTCCTAGAACCATGTAATAGTGGCAGGAAAGGGACGATATGTTAGTTGACAATGAAGAAGAGATGCAAGGTAGTTTTGACCAAGTAGGCGCTACCGACAATACTGAGAAAGTTATTACGGAGGCTCCCAAGGCCGAGGAAACTGAAGTCAAGATCCCTGAAAAGTATCAGGGTAAATCTGTAGACGACATTATCCGTATGCACCAAGAGGCTGAGAAGCTCATTGGTAAACAAGCTCAGGAGGTCGGTGAGGTACGCAAACTTGCTGATGAACTGATTAAGCACAATCTCTCTGCTAAGCAACAAACTGTTGTAGAAGAGCCTGAAGTAGATTTCTTTGAAGATCCTCAGAAAGCAATTCGTAACACAGTCGATAAGCATCCGGATGTACTCGCAGCGCGTCAAGCGACACAAGAGTTCAAACGTATGAATATTCAACAGAAGCTGGCACAAGCACATCCTGACTTTCAACAGATCGTTCAGGACACAGGGTTCACTGAGTGGGTAAAAGCCTCTCCAGTGCGTCTAGGTTTGTACGCTAAAGCTGATGGTGAGTTCGATTTCGACAGTGCCAATGAGTTGTTGTCTACCTTTAAACAGTTGAAGCAAGTTCAGACTAAGCAAGTCGCTGCTGTGGATAATACGGCGCGTCAGCAGTCACTCAAGGCAGCAAGTGTTGATACAGGTGGTACAGGCGAGAGTTCTAAGAAGGTCTATCGGCGAACCGACCTTATTCGGCTAAAGATGACAGACCCTGCACGTTATGAAGATCTGCAACCAGAGATCATGGCGGCTTATGCAGAAGGTCGAGTCAAGTAAAACTATTCATTCATTCATTAAGGACTTTTTAAAATGGCACTCGGTACTAATCACGTAACCACCACTACAGCAGCTAACTTCATTCCAGAAATTTGGAGTGATGAAATTGCAGCTGCTTATAAGAAAAACCTCGTTGCTGCGAACCTCATCAAGAAGATGTCGTTCAAGGGCAAGAAAGGTGACACCGTTCACATTCCAGTTCCTACCCGTGGTTCTGCGTCTGCTAAGGCTGCTTCGACTCAAGTTACATTGATCGCTGCAACTGAAGGCGTTGTGGACATCTCGATCAACAAACACTATGAATATAGCCGTTTGATCGAAGACATCGTTGAAGCTCAAGCTCTCAGCTCTATGCGTCAGTTCTACACTGATGACGCTGGTTACGCTTTGGCTAAACAAATCGACACCGACATCATCCAGTTGGGTCGTTTGGCTAACGGTGGCTCTACTGGCGCTCGTTACGGTTCTGCCTACATCGGTGGCGACGGTACTACAGCGTTTGACTACACTGCTAACACCAACACTGGTAACGCCTCTGCTTTGACTGATGCTGCTATCCGCCGCACTATTCAACGCTTGGATGACGCTGACGTTCCAATGGACGGTCGTTTCTTCGTGATCCCTCCTTCAAGCCGTAACACCTTGATGGGTCTGTCTCGCTATACTGAGCAAGCCTTCGTTGGTGAAGCTGGTTCTGGCAACACTATCCGTAACGGTGAAGTGGGTAACTTGTACGGCATGGGCGTGTTTGTGTCTAGCAACGCTGACCACGCTTCTGCTACTTCTGCTTACCCTGCTTCTGGCACTTCGATCGCTCGCGTGTGCTTGATGGGTCACAAGGACAGCTTCGCTTTGGTGGAGCAAGTTGGTATCCGTTCACAAACTCAGTACAAGCAAGAATACCTCGGTACTCTGTTCACTGCTGATACATTGTACGGTGTTGGCGAGTTGCGTGACTACGGTGCAGTTGCTTTGGTCGTACCAAGCTAATTAGCTGTAAAATAAAGCACGACTAGAAATAGTTAAGGACACGTTAGAGGGCCGTGTGTGCGAAGCTCTCTACTTCTACCCTTAAAGGAAGTTCAATGTTAACTTGTACAAAGTGTAAAAACACAAAAGATTTTTCATTCTTTTCAAAAGACAAATATAAAACAACAGGCTATAGGAGCCATTGTAAAGAATGTAGTAAAGAAGCTCACGTAAAACGATACGAAAAAGACCCACAAGGTCAACGTGATCGTACAAATGAGTATAGACGTAAGCTTAAAGAACAAAACCCTGCAAAACTAAGTTTTAACAATAAAAAGAGCAGGTTAAAACGATCATACGGCCTCAGTTATGACCAGTATGTAGGGATGAAAGAGGCTCAATTCTTTTCTTGTTTTATCTGTAATGTTTCTGAAGAAAAGTCAGGGAGTAAGGGATTAGTGGTCGATCATTGCCACAATACAGGTAGAGTAAGAAAACTGCTTTGCTCTAAATGCAACACTGCTTTAGGCCTTGTAGATGAAAACCGTGATATTTTAGAGAAGATGATTGCTTATTTAGAAGCACATCCATATAAGGAAGAAGCAAATGGCTAAATATAAATGTATTGCAAGTGGTAATGTGATTGAGTTCACTAACCAAGTAGATATTGACTCTATGGTTGGTCATGAGGGTTATATCAAGCTGGAAGATGAACCAGTTAAGGTAGCCCCTGTTGCTAAGAAGACAAGCGTTAAAGCAGCTGCTCCAGTAGAGGCTGAATAACCATGGCTATCTACCGTGGTCCGGGTGGCGCAGGTGATGCCACAGGTGACGCTACTAACGCCTCAGCCTTAGCCTTAGCAGCTAAAGACGCAGCTCAAGCCTCCGCTACCTCTGCTGCCTCTTCTGCCACAGCAGCGGCTAGTTCAGCCACAGCAGCCTCTACGTCTGCTTCTGATGCTTCTAATTCAGCCAGTAACGCAGCTGGTTCAGCTACTACAGCTTCCACAGCGGCTACTAACGCTTCTAACTCAGCCTCGGCAGCCGACACAAGTGCTACAGCAGCAGCCGCTAGTGCCTCCGATGCAGCTGATTCAGCCACAGCAGCGGCAGACAGTGCTACTTCAGCATCTACGTCTTCTAGCTCTGCATCCTCATCAGCCTCTAGTGCTTCATCGAGTGCTTCTAGTGCCTCTACATCGGCTTCCACTGCTACGACTAAGGCCTCAGAAGCTGCTACATCAGCCACTAACGCTGCCTCTAGTGCATCTACTGCTTCAACAGCAGCTACGAATGCTTCTAACAGTGCCTCAGCAGCTGCCACAAGTGAGACTAACGCAGCCTCTAGTGCATCTAGTGCTTCCACTTCAGCTTCCAATGCTAGTACCTCAGCTAGTACAGCTACTACTCAAGCTACCAATGCAGCTTCCTCAGCTTCAGCGGCTAGTACGTCTGCCTCTAATGCAGCCACATCAGCCACCAATGCTCAGACAGCTGAGACTAACGCAGAAACAGCTCAAGCTGCTGCTGAGTCAGCAAGGGACGCTACTCTAGCTGCCTACGATAGCTTCGATGATCGTTACTTAGGTGCTAAGGTTGCTGACCCTGTCCTAGATAATGATGGCAATGCCCTTGCAGCTGGTGAGTTGTATTTCAATACCATCTCAAACAGCATGAAAGTCTACACTGGAACTCTCTGGGTGGATAGCTACGCTGATGGTAATACTTTACTGGCTAAAGCTGCTAACCTTTCTGACTTAGCTAACGTCGCTACAGCCCGTACTAACTTAGGTCTTGTAATTGGTACTGACGTACAGGCTTATGACGCTGATCTAGCTGCCATTGCAAGTTCTGGAAAAGGTGCTGAGATTGCTTCTTATGGCACTTATGGCGTAGGCTTCAAGAACCGCATCATCAATGGTGCGATGGTGATTGACCAGCGTAATGCGGGAGCTAGTGTTACGCCTTCTACGTCTGGGAATACATATTGTGTTGACCGTTGGACTTGGGGTGTTACTCAAGCAAGTAAACTGACTTGCCAACAAAGCACCACAGTTCCAACAGGGTTTAAAAACTCTTTAGCTGTCACATCTTCATCCAGTTATTCTGTTGCGTCTGGAGATGTTTTTGCAATGTTCCAACGCATTGAAGGGTTTAACGTAGCTGACTTAAATTGGGGGTCTGCTAGTGCTGCAACTGTCTCCGTTTCTTTCTGGGTGCGTTCATCTCTTACGGGAACTTTTGGCGGCTCTGTTACAAACGGTTCTGCTACGCGCTCATACCCATTCACCTACGCAATCAGCGCGGCAAACACATGGGAACAGAAAACCGTAACGATTGCTGGGGATACCACAGGTACTTGGGCAACAGACAATTCAAACGGTTTGCAGCTTAATTTTTCAATGGGGGCTGGCTCTACATTGAGCGGTACTGCTGGCGCTTGGGCTGCTGGCGCGTATTATTCAGCCACAGGCGCAACCAGCGTAGTCGGTACATCTGGAGCCACCTTCTACATCACAGGCGTTCAACTAGAAAAAGGCTCAACAGCAACGAGCTTTGACTACCGCCCGTATGGTACTGAGTTGGCTTTGTGCCAGCGGTATGCGGTTAAATACAGTGGGTGTATGATTGGCACAGCCGTGAATACTGATACACCATATAACTATGGAAATCTTGTTTTTTCTGTTCCAATGAGAGCTACGCCAACACTAGCATCAGGTGCTACATTTTCTGCTACTTCTGGAAATGCAGGCACTCCGGCTTTGTTTTTAGCTTCTCCACATTCAACAGGTTTTTATAACACTGCAAATAATTGGTCTGTTGGCGCAACATTTTCCATTAACGGTGTTCTTTCATCGGAGCTGTAATGCAAACTTATAAATTGATTAAAACACCTGATGGCAATTTGAATAATGTTGTTATTCGTGGAGATGGTGCTTGTATCCCCTTCGACCCCGCCAACACAGACTACCAAGCCTATTTGAAATATATCGAACAAGGAGGTCTTGTCCTACCTGCTGACGCAGGGGCTGGTACTGAAGAGGTTACTCCAGAATGAGTGAACATCTAACAACGGAGACAGGAGTAGCTCTGGTAACTAAGGCAGCACCTCCAGTGACAGTGAGTTTAGCTACTGTGGCTGGTTATCAAGTATCTGAGTTAGTCTTATGGGCTACTTTGATATACACGGCTTTGATGATTGGGCATAAAGTGCTACAAATATACAAAGATATCCAAGGATATCGTAAAGAAATAACGAAATCTATTGACAAATCTGAATAAATACTGTAGGATACGCGACCATGGCAACTAAGAAACAACAATCAGCTAAAGTAGGTAAGGTTATGGGTGAGTACAAAGAAGGTACTCTTCATAGCGGTAAAGGCGGTCCTGTCGTTAAGGATCGTCGTCAGGCAGTTGCGATAGCCCTCAGTGAGGCTAAGATGCCCCAACGTGGTGCACGAACAGCTAAGAACAAGGCTAAGAAGGTCAAATGAGCCGTCCTATCTCAGTAGGGGTAAACCTTACTGCCGCCACTCTAACTACTATCTACACGGTTCCTACTGGCTACTACGCTAAGTGGAACTTGATGTACTTGTTCAACAATACTGGTTCTACTAAGAGTATTACAGCTTATTGGACAGACCATAGTGCCTCAGCTGACATTTATGTCCATAACGGTACTATTGCAGCAGGTAGCTACGTGCGTATGGACGGTGGGGCTTATGTCGTCCTAGAAGAGGGTGATACGGTTAAGATGACTAGCGAAGCAGGTAGCACATTTAGCACTATCTGCACCTTTGAGTTATTCAAGAAAGAGGGCATCTAAGGTGGCTTCGCAACGCAGTGAGAAATACTTTAATGGCGAGTTCTCGCCGGAGGCTCGATAATGGCTACCTATTTAGAAACAGTAAATAACGTACTCCGTAGGTTGCGAGAGCCTACGGTGTCCAGCGTCAATGAGTCTAACTACTCAGCTATGATTGGTGTCTTCGTTAATGACGCTAAGCGTGAAGTAGAGGATGCTCATGATTGGAACGTCCTGTCTGACACCCTGACAGCTAATACCTCAGCTGGTATCTTCAACTACGTGTTGGTAGGCTCAGGTAACCGCTTCCGTGTCATTGATGTCTTGAATGACTACAATGATACTGAGCTTCGTTAT